TTATTAAAAAAAAAAAATTTATTAAAAGTTAAATTTTATATAAAAAATCAAAATTCCAAGGAAAGTATCGAATGTCCAATTTGTTATAACTATTGTAATAATTATTGTAATAATAATATATTTAAAACATCATGTAATCATACTTTTTGTAAATCATGTTATGAAAAATGGGATAATACATGTAATTTTAATAATATAAATACTACATGTCCAATATGTAAAAATAATAAAAAAATTGAAAGATATATAAATTAAAGGTCTAATTTATTTAATTATTTATAAAAAATTTTTATAAATATACATAAATGACAGGTTATATTAAAGCATATGAATATGAAAAGAATGTAAATCCTAAATTAAAAAATATACCAATAACTCAAAAAAATATTAATGATTGTGATTATGGAATAACATTTATAGAATTTTCAGAATTATTTAATGTTGAATATAAATGCACAACACCAAACTTATTAGCAAGTTTTATAAAAGTAAAACAAAATGATTCAATTACTTTAACTAATAATAATTTTACTAATGGAACTTCACATTTATTTTATATGTTAAACGGAAAATGTGAAGTAAATGTTGATTCTGAAATAATAAAATTATCTAGATCTGATATTTTAGTTACACCATTATTTGAATCATTAATTATTAAAAATAATTCTGATTTTGAAGTAGAAATTTATTATATTAACGATAGTCCTTTAATAAATTACTTAGGAAGTAAACCAATTAAAAAAATATTTAAAACAGCATTATATTCAAAAGATTTCTTGTTAAATAATTTAGATACTTTATCTAATCCAAAAAATAATAGAAAAGGAATATTACTAAGTAATTTAGATACTGAAAAAATTGGAGTAAATACAATAACTCCTACTTTATGTGTTTTATATAATGAATTACCGCCGAATACTATTCAAAAACCACATAAACATAATTCAGTTGCATTAGATTTATGTATTGGATGTAGTGACAGTAAAAATATTTATACATTAATTGGTGATGAATTAGATGAAAATGGAAATATTATAAATCCTATTAAAGTACATTGGAAAGAAGGCGAAATGTTTATAACTCCACCAGGTTTATGGCATTCTCATAATAATAAAGGAAATACATTTGCTTATATATTACCTGTACAGGATGCGGGAATTTTATTATATCAAAGAATATTAGGCATTGTACTTAATTAAGTTATATTTTAAATTAAAATTTTAAATAATATTAAAATTAATTTTATATTATAATATATAAATAATATATATGAATAATAATATAAATACATATGAATAACAAAGTATTATTTTTGGATGTACAAAATATTATAAAAATAATTAAAATTATTGGAATTAAAAATATATTTGAAGATGTTAAAAATGAAATTAAAAAAGATTATTTACATTGGGATGATTTTCAAAAATCGTCTAGAACAGTAAATGATATTAAAGAAGGTGTTATTGAATTAATGCCAATATCAAATAACGAAAAATATTCCTTTAAGTATGTTAATGGACATCCTAAAAATATTAATTATAATTTACCAACTATAATGGCGTTTGGTATGTTATCTAGTATGGAAACAGGAATACCATTATTATTAGGTGAAATGACTATTTTAACTGCTATTAGAACTGCATCAACATCGGTTCTTCTTGCAGAATTATTAGCAAGAAAAAATTCAAAAACAATGGCAGTTATAGGGAATGGATGTCAATCTGAATTTCAAATTTTAGCTTTTCATTATGTATTAGGAATAAATAATTTTAAATTATATGATATTGATATAAACGCTTCACGTAAATTAATAAAAAATTTATCTAAATATACAGATATTATTTGTACTATTTGTAGTTCGACAGAAGAAGCAGTTAAAAATTCTGATATAATTACTACAATAACGGCAGATAAAAAAAATTCTATAATTATTAATGAATTAATGTTAGAATTAGGACAACATTTTAATGCTGTTGGTGGTGATTGTCATGGTAAAACGGAATTATCTAAAAAAATTTTAGATAAATCTATTGTTGTAGTTGAATATGAAAAACAAACAAGAATTGAAGGTGAAATTCAACAAATGGATTCTACATTTCCTATAATTGAATTAAAAGATTTATTAAATAATCATTTATTAGGAAGAAAATCAGAACAAGATGTAACAATTTTTGATTCTGTTGGTTTTGCATTAGAAGATTATTCTATATTAAATTATATTTATAAAATTGCAATAGAAAATAATATAGGAGAATATATTGATATAATTCCTAAATTTAATGACCCAAAAAATTTATTTGAATTAATTATTTGATTATAACTTATATAAATTATTATTAAATAATATTTCTATATATTGTTTTATTTTAAATGTATCTTCGTCAATAATAAATTTAGATAATATATTTATTTTATGATTATTTTTATTTATTAATTCAACTTTTCTTATATCATTCATACAATTATCATGAAGTATTCTAAATGAATATTTATTAATTAATGTTTCTAAGATATTTAATGTATTATTTTTATTTGATTCTTTTAATTCTTCTAAATAATTTTCAATAATATTTTTTTGATTTGGTTTTTTTAAATAATATCCAATACAATCTATTTCATTAATTAAATTTTTTAAATTATTCATAGATAATTATATATTATTTATTATTTCTTTATTATAAATATTAAATAACATATAACGAATTAATACTTGTTATATCTCTAATTAAAATTGTATTATAGTTCTCTAATTTTTTACATAAATCAAAATTTTCAATTAATTTACATATATCCATTAAATTTTCACAAATATTATTAATTCTCATAATTGCTTTTACAAAATTACCATCATAAATAGTTGTATGTCTATAAACTTCATGAATAGTTCCTCCTTTTGCCCAAATATAAGCAGGTTCAATAAAATCTAAATATAACTTATAATCTGAATCAATATTTAGTTGTACTTGATCTTCCAAGTCCATAAATTCTTCACCAATTTTTTCTAATTTTTTAAGTGCATAAGAAACTGATTGTGGAACTTTTAAATCAGAAATATATTTTTCATCTGAATTTTGGTCTTTTTCATTAATAAATGCCGATAATACTGCAATAATTTCTGGAAAATCTAGTTTATCTAATAATCCTCTAAAAATCATTTCTGTAAATAATAATTCATTACATTCATTTATTCCCTTTGCAATAATACCTTTTTTAGTTATTTTATTATCAGTATAGTAATCTATTTTTTCTAATAATTGTGTAATAATATTAATATTATAATTAATTGAATCATTAAACCACCATATATTATTACTAATTTCATCTAATTCTTTTTTATAACAATTATATAATTTATATTTTTCATAAATAGTTTTAAAATTATCAGAAGTTTCAATATTTTTTTTATCTTTTTCTAATTTATCTTTATCCTTCTTTTTTAAAACAAATAATTTATCATTTATTTTTTTATTGATATTTTCATAGTTTTCCATTTTTTTAAATTCTATTTCATCAAATATAATTGTGTCCATTTTTTTCTTTAATTTATCATGTTCTGAATATAATAATAATGATTTTCGATCATTTTCATTCATAATAAGCGTGTTTTCCAAAAATGTTTTAATATTAAAATTTTCAGAATCTAATATTTTTAATACAAATTGATATGATAACTTAAATTTAGAATTTAACATTGGTGATTTTCCAGTTAACATATTTTTAAAAGAAACTTCTTCTAGTAAATCCATAGTAGGTAATATAATTATTGAACCGAATTTATCTAATCCTCTGCGCCCTGCTCTACCACTCATTTGCAAATATTCATCAGTACGTAATTGACGCAATCCTTTATTATCATATTTATTTAAATCTGTAAAAAGAACTGTCTTTGTAGGCATATTTACACCAATTGCAAAAGTTTCAGTTGCAAATAATATTTTTACTAATCCTTTACTATATAATATTTCAATAATTTCTTTTAATATAGGTATTAAACCGGAATGATGATAAACAACACCTTTTAATAATTGCGCATAAACATCTTGATATTGTGGCAATATTTCATATGTTTTTTTATAATCTTTCATATAGTGGTTAAATGTATTTTCAACTTCATGAATTTCTTCATGTGTTAATAAATTCTTTCTTACCGTTTTACAAATAGTTTCACATTTTTTTCTAGAAAATTTAAAAAACAATGCTGGTATATAATTTTGATCAAGTAAAAAATCAACTAATTTATCCATTAATTTATTCACATCATACATTTTATAATTTTTCTTCATTAAATCATAGTTTTTAAATTGTCCTTTATCATCAAGTATTTCTAATAATTCCCATTTTAATTCATCTTTACCATTATTATCAAAAATATAAGAATTCCAAAAATAATGTCTTAATGGAACTACTCTATGCGATGTTGGTATTAAACTAATTGGTTTTTGTTTAATATCACCAATCCATGATGCAAATACTTCTGGTTTATCAATACTTGCTGATAACATAACTAATGTCATAGTTTTTGGTAATAAAATAATTGTTTCTTCCCATACTTTACCTCTATCTGGATCATTAATATAATGTACTTCATCAAAAATAACTGCTCCAACATCTTCTATATTAATTAAAGAAGATGTATTATTTTCTCTATTTTTATCTTCTTCATTATTATATTTATATAATATATTTCTTAAAATCTCTGTTGTCATAATAATGCATTGAGCATCCGGATTCATTTTAATATCACCTGTCATAATTCCAACAGAATCAAATTTTTCTGTAAATTCTGCATATTTTTGATTTGATAATGATTTTGTTGGAGATGTATATAATACTTTTTTATTATTTTTTAAACAATGTGCTATTGCATAAATAGCTAAAACTGTTTTACCAGAACCTGTATGTGCTGTTATTAATATATTTTCATTGTTTTTTATTCTATATATTCCTTCTTTTTGAAAAGCATCTAATTCATATGGAAATTTATATGCTAAATCATCTTCATGTATTATATTATTACAAACTTTATCTGTAAAAATATTTAAGTAGGTACTTATTTTATTTTCTGAATTCATTATAATATTTTAAATGTCAATTAAACTTTTAATATGAATTATAAATCATTTTTTTATAATTTATTAAAAAATTAATTTTTATTAATAATTTTTTATAATATATATTATTAATAATATTTATTAATATTTAATAATATAATAATTTATAATATAATAATATTATTTAAT